AAGAAAATGATGAAGGCGGTACATTCTATCCGGGAGATGATGAAAAACCATATTCAAGCTATGGAATATTTGTCAATGCATGGATGCCATTGCCGGAACCATACAAACAAAACGACGAAGGAGCTGAGAAATGATTGAACAGAGGAAGAGACAGAAGACAGGTAAAGCTGGATGATCAGCAACACTATAAGGAGTTGGAAGAAAGTCATGATGCGAAGGCAAGTGAGAGATTCCATACACCGCCAGCTTATCAGAGCTATGAGGTTACTGATTTTTTGAAGAAAATCGGGATAAATGTAACAGGGGGAATCGAACAATGATAAGCGAAAACAAAAGAAATGGATCAGGATATTATGATCCGACTGCATATATGGCAATGATGAATGTCAGAAAAGAAGGAGAAAATAAAATGGAAGTATACAGAGGAGATATATTTTACGTAAAAAGCAATAGAAAAGACACAGTGAAGGAAACTACAGGATCGCCAGCCGTTGTCGTATCAAATAACAAAGGAAATGAGAATTCAAATTTTGTTGAGATTGTGTATTTGACAGCAGATGAAAGAAATTTAATTCCTACACATGTGAACATAATGTGCAAAGTTCCATCAGTTGCATTGCGTGAGCGTATTTCCAATGTGTCAAAGGACAGACTGGAAGAGTATATCAGATCATGTACTGACGATGAGATGCGGAGAATTGATGAGGCTCTTATGCTTTCGCTTGGTGTAGAAGTGTCAGGTGGAAATACTACTGAAGAAGCAGAAGAGACAATAAATGCATTGAAACTGGAATTAGTCGAAACTAAGAAAATAGGTGAAGAGTTAAAGAGTAAGCTCAAAGAGGAAGTTGACAAGCGAGAAGCCATGAAAAAAGCAATGAACACCTATGAAAAGAATACAGAGGATGCAAGCGATATTGTAGACGGCCGGATTAAAGCTGCTGCTGAAAGGGACGTATACAAAGAATTGTACATGTATCTGCTTGATAGAGCGATAAGCGCGTGAAAGCATAGATGAATGGAAAGATAAGAAAACGAAGGGAGTAGATAGCATTGGAACAGATGACCAAGGAAAGACTGATGGCATACAGAAGCAATAAAGCAGAAATACTGGAACTTGATTATGTACTTAACAATCGGTGGAAATCAGATACAATGATTGGGAATGATGTCATATTCGATTATAGCAAGGGATATCCAATGCCACAGAGCGTGACAGGTTTTGATTCTGAAAAGTATGAACGATTACAGATCCGGGATCTGAAGCGGAAAGAAAAGCTGGAAAAAGAATGTGAAGAGGTTGAGAGGTTTGTAGAAGAAATACCGGATAGCACGACACATCGGATATTCAGAATTTATTTTATCGACGGACGGAAAGCCGTTAGACTGCGAGAAGTCGGGGAGAAAATACATATGGGGAGAAGCGGAGTTGGTAAAAAAATTGAGAATTATTTAAAACTGTCCCGTAATTCCCCTGATTCCCATTTATAATAATACTTGAGCCAAAGGCGGAAAACCGACGGCTCGGTCATCTTTTCTTGCGGTTGTTTGAGGAAGGCACCCTGTAGCGGGGTGTCTTTTTCGTTGAAAAAATGGGAGGTGAGTCTGAGTGACTAAGAAACAGAAAACATTTTGTGATGAATATCTAATTGACTTGAATGCCACTCAGGCAGCTATCCGAGCGGGGTATTCGTCAAAAACAGCAGATAGAATCGGACCTGAATTACTTGGGAAAACTTGTATTCAAGAAAATATCGCAAAAGCAATGGCTGAGAGATCGAAGAGAACCGGCATCAGTCAGGATCGAGTGATTCAGGAACTGGCACGAATAGCATTCGTAAACCCGCAGAATGTGATTAATCCCAAAGACGCATCAGTGAAAGCGGATGCGACAGAGGACGATCTGGCGTGTATCCAGTCCGTAAAGGTCAAAACAATGGACGGATCAAAAGGAAAGGCAGTTGAAAGAGAAGTCAGGTTGAATGACAAGATGAAAGCTCTTGAATTGCTCGGAAAGCATCTTGGAATGTTCAAGGACAAGCTGGAAGTTGATGCTGATATGGACCTGAATATTACGATCGATTACGGTGAGGATGATGCCGGTGAAAGTTAATGTTCAGGCAAATCCGTGCTTTAAAGAAGTGGATAGAAGCCGTAAACGATACATAGTGATGAAAGGTTCTGCTGGTTCAGGAAAGAGCGTGGATACAGCGCAGAATTACATCCTGAGACTAATGAGAGACAAAGGAAGAAACCTTGTAGCAATGCGAAAGTCTGATATCACCAATCGAGACAGTACATTCGCAGAACTGACCGGTTCTTTGTACAAGATGTTTGGGGATAAGGCTGATGCTTACTGGAAGATTAACAGAAGTCCATTAATGCTTACATGCAGACACAATGGCAACCAGATCATATTCAGGGGAATGAATGATGATAGACAACGTGAGAAGTTGAAATCTATTACATTTCCAAAGGGCAAGCTTACGGACGTGTGGCTGGAAGAAGCTACAGAATTCACGCAGGCAGATCTGGAAATTATCGATGACCGTTTGCGTGGTGAGCTTCCACCAGATCAATTTTATCAGATCAGAATGACCTTCAACCCGGTGAATAAGAATCACTGGATCAAGAAGGTCTTTTTTGATATCCCGGACACGAATGTACTTACCCATCATTCGACCTATCTCGGTAATCGGTTCATTGATAATGCGTACCGTGAACGAATGGAACGTAGAAAGATTGTGGATCCAGAAGGCTATCAGATCTATGGTCTTGGAGAATGGGGCGAGATTGGGGGATTGATTCTTCACAACTGGGAAGTCCGGGAAGTATCACAGAATCTCAACGATTACGATGATGTAGCTATTGGACAAGACTTTGGTTTCAATCATGCCGATGCAATATTGCTGGTTGGTATCAAAGATGAAAATATCTATATCATCGATGAAATATATGAGCATGAGAAAGAGACCGCTGAAATCATACCAATAGCCATACAGCATGGCATACCTGCGAAGAAAATAATGTGGTGTGACAGTGCTGAACCTGACAGAATCAAGGAGTGGAACAAGGCGGGATACAGGGCAAGAGGTGTTGACAAAGGCGGTTCAAAAGGCTCAGTAAATGCACAAATCGACTGGCTGAAAGGTTCGGTTGGTAAGGACCATACTATCAAGCGTAAGATCTATGTTGCACCTCATTGTGTTAACACGATCAAAGAGCTACAGCAATGGAAGTGGAAGAAGGATGAAAGGACGGGTGAATACCTGGATGATCCGGTTCCGGTTATGGATGATGCAATGGCAGCACTGAGATATGCAATAGAAGGATGGCGTAAGGCTAGTAGATGGCTGATGTAAAAAGAATAATGACAATTGACGGACGGCGTGCACAGCACCAGCGGTTTTCAGAGCCTTCGGGCGGGCTCAATCTTTTTCCGTTAAGAAACTTGCATCGTTGCGGATGCAACCTCCTTTCACGGCCACAACTGGTGGTCGGTTATGGTGCTGGCAGGACTGTCATTTAGATAAATACAGGGCTTATAGCTCAGTGGTAGAGCAGTGGTCTTTTAAGCCATGTGTCACAGGTTCGATTCCTGTTAAGTCCTATTGATTAATCGAAGAAGGAAGGTGTAAAGGTTGCTGAGTGTATCAGAGGTACAGAAATTTATAGATAATGATATTGTATCAGAGAAGAAAAAGTTTGCCGGTGTTGGTCAAAGATACTACGAAGGCGAACACGACATAAGAAAATATAGATTATTCTACTACAATGCTGATGGAAAACTGATAGAAGACAAGGTGCGGTCGAATGTTAAGATCAGTCACCCGTTCTTTACTGAGCTTTCGGATCAACTGTCAGCATATATGCTTTCGTTTGATGAAAACCCAATGGTTGCCAAGGATACGGCGGAAGGGTTACAGGAGCATCTGGATAACTATTTTGATGATGAGTTCTGGTCAGAGATTGGCGATGTGATCACAGGATCATACACGAAGGGATTCGAGTATCTGTTCGCATATAAGAATGCCGATGATCGGCTTACATTTATGTGTGCAGACAGCATGGGCGTAGTAGAGTGCAGAGAAAAGGATACTTCAGATCATAAGCGATACATTATATATCATTATGTGGACCGTATAGAACAGGGAAAGAAAGTAATCCGAAAGATTCAGGTATGGTCTGAAACAGAAACATTTTATTATATTCAGGATGGTTTGAATGGAAAGATTGTTCAGGATGAATCTGAACCGGTGAATCCAAGACCACACATCGTATTTACTGATCAGAAGACAGGTAAGAAGATGGGGTGTTCGCTGGGATATATCCCGTTCTGGCGATTGGATTACAACAAAAAGCAGTTTAGTGGATTGAAACCAATCAAGGGCCTGATAGATGATTATGACATCATGCAGTGCGGATTATCTAATAATCTAAAGGACTTTGATACGCCACTGTATGTAGTAAAAGGATTCCAAGGGGACAACCTGGATGAGCTGCAGCAAAACCTGAAAACTAAGAAGATTGTTGGAACAGATTCGGAAGGTGATGTGGAAGTCAGAACTGTAGACATTCCATATCAGGCCCGTAAGACAAAAGCCGATGAGGATGAAAAGAACATATACCGGTTCGGTATGGGATTCAATTCATCACAGGTCGGAGATGGGAATATCACAAATATTGTGATCAAAAGCAGATATGCATTACTGGATCTGAAAGCGAATAAGCTTGAAAGAAGATTAAAAAAAATGTTGAAACAGCTGCTGAAGGTTGTTCTGGATGAAATCAATCAGCAGAACGGGACAGGCTATCAGATTTCAGATGTCAAGTTCGAATTCACACGATCAATCATGATGAACGAATCGGAGAATATAGCGAACGAAAAGACAGAAGCAGATATCCAACAGGTAAGAATCAATACAATCTTGAATATGGCTACACAGATCGGCGATGAACAGACGCTGAAAGCGTTATGTGACGTTATGGACTGGGATTTCGATGAGTTGAAAGAACAACTGAAGAATGCAGATAGTCATACAGCACAGGATGCAAGAACGGCATTAGGTGTTATTTTGCCGGATGATCCTGATAATCCAGATGATGAGCCGGTTGAGGAATAGGTGATAGGCTATGAAGTATCGTGAGAAGATTGTTCAGATAGAGTTTCTTGATGATGAGGAACGTGTGATCAGACGGCTACAGGCTGTATATAATCAATCTCTTAAATATATAACACAGAAGGCTAATGCTCTTCAGGAAGAAATCTATAAGATACAGGATAAATATAATTCTATTGAGGATGAACAGGAACGGGAAACGCTAAAGAGCATGGAACGTTCTAAGGTGTACCAGAAGCAGTATCAGGATGCACTTAAGGCGCAAGTGAACAGTATCCTGGATAAGATGCACCGAAAGGAATTTAAGACGGTTAATAAGTACTTGAATGACTGCTATGACAAGGCATTTACCGGGAATATGTATGTATTACACGGCGAAGGGATTCCTTTGATCGTTCCGATAGATCAGGAAAAAGTTGTCCGGGCGGTACAGGTTAATAGTAAGATCAGTAAGGGATTGTACTCACGATTAGGTGAGGATGTAGATCTTCTGAAGCGGAAGATTACAGCGCAGATCAGCCGGGGTGTGGCTACAGGTATGAGCTATTCGCAGATGGCGCAGCAGTTGGCTGGATATACCAAGACTGGTTACAACAATGCTGTCAGGATCACAAGAACGGAAGGACATAGAATACAGCAAGAATCCACGATGGATGCCTGTTATGCTGCAAGAGAGCGTGGAGCTGATGTTGTGAAGCAGTGGGATGCCACAATGGATGCCAATACCAGAGAATCACATCAGATGGTTGATGGTGAAGTCAGGGCGCTGGACGAGAAATTCAGCAATGGATTGATGTATCCGGGAGATCCATCAGGAAGTGCAGCGGAAGTAATCAACTGCAGATGTGTACTTTTGCAGCGTGCAAAATGGGCATTGGATCAGAAAGAACTTGATCGGTTAAAAGAAAGAGCTTCTTTTTACGGATTGGATAAAAGAAAGAGTTTTGATGAATTCAATAAAAAATATATAGGAACTGTGGAAAATTCTAAAGGCAACAAAATAAAGATGGATTTGCAATTTTTTGCGAAAATCCCAGATGAGAAATTAACGGAATATGCATTAAATTTTGAACATCCTACAGGTAAAGAAAAAGCAAAAGCTTTTAAAGAAGCACTTGGATATACAAAAGAAAGTTATACAGACTTAAAAACGAAAATACTTGATTCTTTTGATGAAAAAGAGTTAGTATATAAGAGAGAAGACAAATACGGAAAGCGCTATGAGCAAATTATGCAGATAACAGGACCGAATGGAAAAACAGCAAATGTATTAACAGCATGGATTAAAGATAACGACAACGCTGAACCAAGGCTAACATCGATTTATGTAGACAAGAGGTGAGAACTATGAAACAATATGATGTAGTTAAATTAAAGGATGGGCGAATAGGGACCATAGTTGAACTTTTTGAAGATGCTTGCGAAGTTGACATTGGTGATTCTCCTACTAACTGGGAAACAATTACTGTTGATAAGAAAGATATTGAAAAAGTATTATAGATACCACTGATCAGAAATGGTTAGTGGTATTTTTGTACCCATTTTTAAGAAAGAGGTGAGAATATGGCAACATCGAGCATTAATATCATGATTGTTTGTGTCGCATTAATTATTCTATGCAAATTTTGCTAATAAGGCGGTGATCCAATTATCTCCCAACTATGGGTGAAATAGTGGGTGGCGGGTGGCAAGGACAAGGATATATTGATTTAAGGCATCGAAGGATGTCTTTTTTTAATGCCATTTCATCCACAGGGATGTAAAACACTATTCCGCAGATCATGGACGAGACATGTAAAAAGCGTAAGAAAGGGGAAATACAAAATGACATTAGAAGAATTATTAAAAGCACAGGGTTTATCGGATGAACAGATTAAGGCGATTACAGCAAGTATGAAAGAGAATAAGATTTATACTGCCAGTGAGGAGAATTTGGATATCCGATACGGAAAACTGAAGACGGACTACGACAACCTGACAACTCAGCATGGAGAATCAACGAAATTGATTGAACAGCTGAAGGCAGGAACAAAAGATAGCGATAAGCTTCAGGAAAAGATTACAGCATATGAAACACAGGTGGCAACACTGCAGAAAGAACTTGATAATACAAGGCTTGAATCTGCTATCAAGGTTGCGCTTATGGATGCAAAGACAGATGATGTCGGCTATATGGCATTCAAGCTTAAAGAAGGCGGATCACTGGAACTTGATGATGATGGAAATATTAAGGGGATTGATGAGAAGATTTCGAACTTAAAGACTCAGTTTCCAAGTCATTTTGATTCGGGAAATAATCCGGGACCAAGAGAGATTGATCCGAAACCACTTCCAGATGGCGAGCACAATAATGATGTACAGCCAAAGGATCTGGCTGATGCACTTCGTATGCAGTATGAAGATAACGAAAAATAGAAAGGTTAAAATGGTGAAAGTCAATGGCACTTATGCTGAATGATATGAAAGAAGGCGTATCTGATAAGGTAGCCGAGAAGGTAGTAGATACTTTCTTAAGAGAATCAGAAATCTTACAGATGTTACCGTTTGATAATACAGTAAGTCCGCAGGGCGGATCTACACTCACATATAGCTATATGCAGAAACAGATTCCATCAACAGCTGCATTTCGTAAATTAAATGCGGAATATGCAGACAGTGAAGCAAAACTTGTAAAGAAATCAGCCGACTTGAAAATCTTTGGTGGAAAATTCAAAATGGATCGTGTCCTCAAACAGGCGGAAAACAAGTTTAACAATATGGCATTCCAGATGGAAGAGAAGATAGCAGCTGCAGTTTCCCTGTTCCATTACACACTAGTTAATGGAGATTCAACAACTCAGACAGATTCATTTGATGGACTTGACAAGATGCTTGCAGGTACTACATCAGAATTTAATAGCAAAGCGGTTATTGATATCTCTGACATTACAAAAATGAAAGCAAACGCTGATCAGTTATATGAAGCATTACAGATTCTTATTCGTGAAACAGATGCAGATGCACTTCTGATGAATACCAACATGATTTCTAAAGTGCAGACAATGGCTCGTATACTGGGATATCGAACAGAAACAGAGGAAGCATTTGGAAAGAAGGTTACCTCATTAGATGGTGTTAGATTTATGGATTTAAAGAATCATTATACAGTAACTGGCGGAACAACTGTTACAGCAAATGCGTGCGTTAAGGACGGAATTTCCAGAACTTTATCTGGTGCATCTGCGACTACAGGTCTGACAGACATCTATGCTGTTAAGTTTGATGTAAATGACGGATTCCATGCTGCTACTATTACAGGAAGCTCAGCTATCAGTCAGTACCTTCCAGACTTTAATCAGCCAGGAGCTGTAAAAGACGGCGAAGTCGAAATGGTTGCGGCAACAGTTCTGAAGAATACAAAACATGCGGGTGTTCTCAGAAATGTCAAGATTGCGTAATTGAAAGGAGAAACAGACATGGCAGGAAAGAAAAAAGAAGAATTAAAAACATACAAGGTTACGGTAAATGGAAATCCGGGATATTGCGGAGAAGGTGCCGGTGGTGCACAGTTCGCACACGGAGAAGCATTGATCACAAGTGAGCGCCTTGCTAAATGGTTTGGCGAACATGAAGGATATACTGTTACCGAAATCAAAACAGATTCGAATGATGGAACACCGGGAGAACAGTAGGAAGGCGGTGCAGTTATGATCCTGTCGGTAGAAAGGGCAAAATGGTTAATCGACTTTAAGGACTGGCCAATAGAGCGGATTGAACAGAAGCTAAAAGCAATCGAGCAAACCATCCGCTCTTATACGAACAACAACTTCCAGAATAGAAAGATTCGATCAGCAGGTGTTGTATCATCGTCGAAACTCAATGTAATAAATAAACTTTATGGATTGTCGATTGGAGATACAGTACAAATAACGGAAAGTATGTTCAATGACGGATTATATACAGTAAAAGGAATAGAAGAGAACGCGATTTTACTGGATAAAGAGTTAATCGATGAAGGCTATGTACTGATCACAAAAGTAGAGTATCCAGATGATGTGATCGAGTGCTGTATTAATCTGTGCGAATGGGAAGTAAAGAACCGTGGAAAAGTCGGAATAAAGGCAGAAACATTGTCTCGCCATTCGGTTACATACTTTGATCAGGACGCATCTAATCAGATGAATGGCTACCCAGTAAGTCTGTTAGGCTGTCTGAAACCGTATAGAAAGGCAAGGTGTTGATTGTGTCTGATGTTGGTGGAAACACAACAGCAATCTTACAGGTGCAGAGTGAAAATGGTGTTGATGAGATTGGCAATCCGGTAATTAGATGGGAAGAAGCTGGCTCCTATCCGGGATGGCTTGATTTAGTATCTGGAAACTCACCCGTCCAGAACTATAATGCCAAGATATCAGAGTCCAGTCATTACTATATTACTGATTATTATCGGGCGCTTGCCAATCAGGATCCTGAGGTGTGTAGAATGCTGATAGATGGAAAAATCTATGATGTACAGTGGATTGATGATCCGATGGGAATGCATGAACATCTGGAAATCTACCTGAAAGCTGTAGGAGGTGTTGGGAGTGGCGCAGATTGAGTTTGAAGACAATACAGAACAGATTATTGAAGAAATGCAATTAAAGGCTATTGCATGGCTGGAAGAAGCTGGTGGAGAGATTGAGGCGCGGGCGAAATCAAATTCCAGACGTCAAAGAGGTGGAGGAAGTACTGCCGGAAGTTTCCGACATGAAGTGGATGAAGAAACAATGATCTGCAGTATAGGATCACCAAAAGAGAATGCAATCTGGGAAGAGTTCGGAACAGGAGAATATGCATTGAATGGCGATGGACGTTCAGGAGCCTGGTATGTGCCGGTTGCTTCTTATACAGGAGAGAAGAAGCCGACCTATAACGGAAAAGTAGTAATCGTGCACGGAAAAAACGGAGTGGATTTCTATAAGACAAACGGTAAACGTGGAACGAGGGCATTATTTAATGCGTTCAATTCACTTAAGGGAGCGGTACAAAATAAGGCGCAGATGGATTTTAGGGATTTAGGTGATTAGTATGACGCAAGAGATATTAAGACACATGAATCTTAAATTAAAAGAATTGCTTCCATATCAGTTCTATGAATGGAGGACAAAAGCAGAATATCCCTACTGGATAGGGGAATATTCGGAAACTTCAGATACATCTGAGGATGGATCGGGCGAAGATGTAATGATGATAACAGGAACAACAAAAGGCAGCGTGATGGACCTTGAGAATGGAAAGGAAGTGCTTCAAAAGGCATTTCCTACACTTTCAGGTTATCACGCTGTTCTTGATTCTGGAACACATATTATTGCGTATTACGACACTTCAGCAATGATCCCGACAGATGGAAACGATATAAATAGGATACAGGTTAATTTAAAGATCAAAAGTTGGAAGGTGAACGAATAATGGCAAATGAATGGACAAATTGGAAAGAACATGGAATCACCAAAGATACACCAGATTCTATTCTGTTTGGTGCTGGAACAATCCATCAGGGATTAACGTTTTCTGGTGACAAATGGAATTTTGCAGAATCAATCATAGGAGCAACTAATGGTGGATCGAAAGTGTCTATGAAACCTGAAGTACAGGATATTGAAGTGGATGGAAAGCTGATTAAAGCAAAAGGCTTGATGATGAAGGTTGGGGAAACGGCAACAATGGAAATCAACTTTGCGGAGATCAGCCCGGAAATTATCAAGAAGGGCTTGATCGCCCAGGAAGGAAATTCGACAGCAACCGGATATAAAGTTATTGAAAGTAAACCGGATATCGAAGCAGGTGACTATTTTGAAAACTTTGCGTTTGTTGGACGAACCGTATCAAAAAAACCAATTATTGTTATTTTTGATGATGCCCTGTGTACATCTGGTTTTGAACTGGATGCAAAAAATAAATCTCAGTCTTCACCAACAGTGACGGTTGAATGCGTGGGTGATGTTAACAAAGATGAAGCGTTAAAGGTACTTCCGTACCACATCTATTACCCAGATCCGGCAGCTAGTCAGTCGGAAGATGTATCTGGCAAAGCTGTTGTTGATGGACCAGAAGAAAACGAAGAATAACAGAAGGTAAAAAGTAACGAAAGGAAGGATTGTAATGGTAGAAAGAAATTATGAATTAAGAAAATTATGTGCTGATGATATTTTCCCGATGGTCAATATTATTTCAAAAATCGGTATTGAAAATATGGCAGACTGCTTCGATGCAAAAGAAATGGCAGACATCATGAACAGTGTAGATTCAACTTTAGATGAAGCAGATGGAAAAGAAAGCTCAGATGAAGCAGATGGAAAAGAAAGCTCAGATAATACGATGGCTGATGTACTTACAAAGCAGATTGGTATCAAAGTAATTATGAAACTGGTTGGGCTGCTCTTGAAGAATTTTGGAAAAATTAAGAGAGAACTGTATCAGTTTCTTGCCGGTCTGTCTGGAATGACTGAAAAAGAGATCGCTGCTCTGCCGCTGGGAACATTTACACAGATGATTGTAGATGTTTTCAAAAAAGAAGAGTTCTCCGATTTTTTTCAGGTTGTATCAGGATTGCTCAAATAGGGCAGTTTCAATTTCTGGATCAGCTGTTTAAGCGATATCATGATCCGCTGCGATTGGTAAGTTGGTATATTCAATCATGCAGTTTCTTACAATTTGTAGGAGATTTTTCAGAGGCATACAACAAAGAACTGCGTTGGGAAGTGTACCTGCATAAAGTATGGGACAAGACTTTTGAAGAGTATGAAGAAGGCGTAAACGAAGAAGTTCAGCGGATTGAAACATCTCACATGAGTGAAACTGAACAGGAAAATGTTATTGCTGATAGTATGTCCATATTACAATCTTTCCAGCCTTCAGAATAGGAGGTATAGATGGATTTATTTAAGCTTGTCGGTACGATTGCGATTGATACTGCAAATGCAGAAAAATCGTTAAATGATGTACATAAACAAGTCGCTGATACCGAAAAGGCAGTGTCGGAAGGCTGCGATAAAGTGAAACAGTCTTCCGAAAAAGCTGGAAATAGTGCCACGAAAGCTGGAAAGACAGCGGAAGAAGCTGGAAAAAAAGCAAAAAAAGCCGGTGAAGATGCCGGAAAAGGTGGCCGAGAATCCGAAAAGAGTGGCAATAAATGGGCTGAATTCGGTAAGAAGATAGAAAAGGCCGGAACAAAGGTCACGGGAATCGGGAAAAAAATAGAAAAAGCCGGTGATTCAGTAGGTAAAGTCGGAAAGAAATTCGCTCCGCTGTCCGCCGCTGCAGCCGGAACATTGACTGCGGTAACAAAGGGCGCATCTGATTTTCAGAATGGTATGGCAAAGATGTCAACCTTATTTGATACGTCACAGGTATCCGTTCAGAAATTATCCAAAGAATTCCTGAATCTATCGAATGAAACAGGAAAAAGCGCAGTAGAACTTACGGAAGCCGGATATCAGGCGTTGTCAGCATCTGTACCAGTTGAAAAGCTGGGAGGTTTTATCCGTACATCTGCTAACATGGCAAAAGTCGGATTTACGGATACTGCAACATCTGTGGATCTGTTGTCTACAGCTGTAAATGCTTATGGTTTAGAAGCTGATCAGGCGGACAGTATAGCAAACAAGCTCGTAAATACACAGAATCTTGGTAAAACATCTGTAAATGAATTGGCGTCCAGTATGGGTAAAGTTATCCCGACGGCTGCCGGTATGAATGTTAATCTGGATCAGCTGTGCACGATGTATACCCTTATGACTAAACAGGGTATTGCCACGGCGGAATCTACCACATACATGAACAGTATGTTGAATGAACTTGGTGATTCTGGTACGGATGTAGGAAAGGTCCTGAAAGAAAAGACGGGAAAATCATTCCAGGATCTGATGAAGGACGGAAAGACAACTGGCGATGCACTGAAAATCTTAAAAGACTACTCAAAAGAGACAGGAACAGCATTCAATGAATTATGGAGCAGTCAGGAAGCCGGAAAGGCTGCTATGGCACTCTTAAATGATTCGGCCGGTGATTTCAATGAAACAATGGGATCAATGGCTAATGTAGCTGATCTGGTTGGACAAGGTCTTGAAAAGATGAATACGCCGTCAGCAAAAATGGCGAAGGCTCTCAACCGGATTAAAAATAGTGGTATTGAATTGGGTTCCGTATTGCTTACTACTGTAGCACCTTATATTGAGCAGTTCACTAAAAAAGTAGAAGAACTTACAGAAAAATTTAATAAGATGCCGGATAGTCAGAAAAAAATGGTTCTGGTTATGCTTGCAGTTGTTGCTTCGATTAGTCCCGTTCTTGCTATAATGGGGAAATTAATCAAGGTGTTTGCAGATGGACCTATAGCCGTAGGAAACTTAATGAAAGGATTCGGCAAGCTTCAGACAGCAATCGCAGGCATAAACGCCCCTGTGGTGACGATCGTTGCCGTGATAGCGGTTCTGGTTGCTGCATTTACGCATCTGTGGAATACGAATGAAAATTTCAGGAATAACATGATCGCAATCTGGGATCAGATACGAGATAAGATATCATCATTCGTAGACAATGTAAAAGAAAGATTTGCAGGTCTGAATATTTCTTTTGCAGATATAGTAAGTGCCCTGAAAGCTATATGGGATGGGTTCTGTGAAATCTTAGCACCGGTATTTGAAGGTGCTTTTGCTGCATTGGCTGATACTATTACAACAGTATGTGATGTTCTGATAGGTATATTAGATACATTCATAGGGCTGTTTACTGGAAACTGGGAACAGTGCTGGACTGGAATACAGGAAGTATTCGGTGGAATATGGGAAGGCATAAAGGCGGTACTTACAGATGTATTAGAATCATTAAAGGGAGTGCTAGATACATTTCTCGGATGGTTCGGAACAGATCTTGATACTGCTTGGGCGGATATTACAGCGACAGTTGAATCGGTATGGAACGGCATAACTGATTTCTTTACTTCTGTTTGGGAAGGCATAAAGAATGTATTTGAAACCGTAGTGAACGGGATTAGCGACTTCCTTACGAGCGCCTGGGAAAGCATCACATCGTCAATCCAGAATGTCTGGGATGGAATTGTAAGCACTGTTTCGGCTGTATGGGAAACTATAAAGAATGTGGTGCAAGTTGGCATCATGTTTGTTGGTGAAATCATTTCAGCTGCAATCCAAATCATTACTATCCCGTGGATGTTCATATGGGAGAACTGCAAAGAGTATATTACGGCAGCATGGGAATTCATAAAAAATGCTGTTTCAACAGCACTTGAATCAATTTCCAATACTATAAGCGATATATGGAATGCAATCGTTGGATTTATCTCACCGATTTTAGAGACCTTAAAAAATGTATTTGTTACAATATGGCAGGCCATAGAGACAGAAGTAGCAAATTCAATTAATAGAATGGTTTCGATTATTACAACGGTATGGTCTGCCGTCAGCGGAACAATCAGTGCGATATTATCAGTAATTGCAAGCATATTTTCTACGGTATGGAACGGAATAACATCTGTTGTATCGAGTGTATTAAGTACGATCCAGAGTGTTGTATCAAGTGTATTAAGTGCAATGCGAGGTGTTGTATCTTCAGTTTTAAATGCGATTTTAAGTACTGTTAAAAGCATAATGAATTCTATAAAAAGCACAATGACGAGTGTATGGAATGGGATAAAGAGCGTTGTATCAAGTGCGATTAACGGAATCAAGTCTGTTATATCATCCGGGCTTCATGTTGCAGGTTCGGTTGTATCTAGCGTGCTCAGTGGTATCAAGAGCAAGTTTAGTAGTGTATGGAATGGGATAAAGAGCGTTGTGAGCAGTGCAATCAATCACATCAAGAGCGCCATGAACTTTAGCTGGTCACTCCCAAAGCTAAAATTGCCACATCCGAAAATCGAAGGGAAATTTAGTCTTGATCCACCATCTGTGCCGCATTTCTCTATTGACTGGTATGCTAAGGCTATGGATGCCGGAATGATTATGAATAGGCCTACAGTATTTGGCTATGATGCGGTATCAAATAAGCTTATGGCTGGCGGAGAAGCTGGAAGCGAGACAGTAGTTGGAACGCAGAGTCTGATGAACATGATACAGGATGCTGTAAATAACAGCGGAAACAGGGATGATGGAGCAATTCAGGCATTACTGGAAGCCATCTATAATTGGATGCGTAACGGCGGACTGTACAAACTTATGATCGACGTTCTGACAAATGGAGTAGAACTTGAATTTGATAACAGAGAAATTGCAAGGTTGGTGAAAAAATATGCTTGATACAGCAAAGTATGTGAATCACCTGAATCAGAGTATTGACTTTGGTTCAGGTGGCATTTTTATTACAGATTCTGAGCTTAGAGATTATGAATGGAAATATGATACGGATTATGATGAGATAACCAACTTCCGTAAGGGCGTTAAAGAGAAGAAGATGAAAATAATCATATCAGCAGCTACAGAAGAAGAAGGGATCGCAAAAAGAAATGCAGTCTTCCGGATTTTCGAAGCGGATATCCTTGCAAACCAGGCAGGAAGGTTGTATCAGGATGGATACTATCTTAATTGCTATATTACAGCATCAAAAAAAGCTAACTGGTATATTGCAAAGCGATATATTGAAATCGAAGTCACTATTGCAACTGATCAGCCGGACTGGGTACAGGAAAAAGAATTTAATTTTCTTAAAACAGAAGGTAAAACTGTTGAGATGGATGATTTAAAAAAGTATCCCTATAAATATGGGTATTATTATCTGAATCAGGTGTCATCCTCTGCAATCAATAATGTAAGTATTACGGAATCTGATTTTGTGCTGCGAATATACGGTCCCGTGTCAAAACCACTTGTGAAGATTGGCGATAATACCTATCAAGTGAATGTTTCCTTGAATGCTGGTGAACGACTAGAAATTGATTCCAGAAAAAGGACAGTAAGCCTGATACACACTGACGGGTATACGGAAAATGTTCTTTGGTCTGCCGCAAAAGAATATTACATCTTTGAGAAAATTGTATCCGGCACACAGATTATTGCGTGGGATGGTAGTTTCTCGTTCGACTTAATTTTGATTGATAAAAGGAGTGAACCGTTGTGGAAGTAATGTATACAGACATAAACAGGCTTCCACAAGGGAGCCTTGAAAAGTATTCGATTGATCTGGAACTTGGCGGTGACAATGACTTCGAACTCCAGATGAACGTGAGAAATCACTGCATGAGTGCCGGATGTATCTGGTATGTTGAAAATGAAGAATACGGCGGTATTGTAGATGATGTAAAAGTTGATACTGATAAATCTAAGGTATATTATTCTGGGCGATCTTGGCGTGGTATTATGGAAAAGAAGGTAATCGGACCAGACACCGGAAAAGATTATCTGACGGTATCTGGGGATGCAAATGACATTCTTGCGTTGCTGATAAAACGCTGTGATCTGGTAGATCTGTTTGTGGTTCCGGACTCTTCCGGGATACAGATAAGTAGCTATCAGTTTCCGAGATACATTGATTTTTATTCCGGTATTGTGAAGATGCTGTCCTCTGCCGGGGCAAAACTGAAAATCACCTATGATGATAAGGAATCTTGTGTGAATATATCAGCTATCCCAATCAGCGATTTGTCAGAGAAATATGAGTATTCTGATGATTACGGAATGAAAATCATAATCGAAAAGAAAAAAGGCGGAACAAACCACCTGATCTGTCTCGGAGCTGGCGAGTTGGCAGCCAGAACGGTGATTGATCTGTATGTAGGTAAGAATGGTGAGATCACAGAAAAACAGGCATATTTCGGGGAATATGAAATAGCTGAAATATATGATTATGGAAATTCCAAATCAAGTTCTGAGTTGAAAGAGAAAGGAATCGAAAAACTTAAGGAATTAAAAAGTTCAGATTCGGTATCGGCATCTTTTCAGAAACTTGATGTAGATATCGGTGATATTGTTGGCGGCAGGAACCGGGCGACTGGGATAGTATTGAAGGAACCGATAACAAAAGAAATTGTAAAAATAAAAAATGGTATTGAAACGATAACATATAAGGTTGGTGAGGAATAATGGCAAATTATCTTGATACTGGAGATACGGGACGCGCAGTCAGTGCAGAGTCGGACGGCGCATTATATGCTGGGATTTTTGGAAACGAAAAATATGTACTGGAAAGTGGCAATAAGTTTAAAGCAGAAGTACAGTCTAATAATATTGTGAAAATCGGTGATGGTGATGCGGTCATGTACGGTAGACATGTCCGAATACCTGCAAATGATTCTGCACTTGTTACTATAAATAACGGGCATTCCGGTACAAATAGGATTGACTTAATTGTATTTCGGTATAATAAAAACTCTACAGGAGAAGAAACAGTAGAATTGAACGTGATACAAGGAGAGGATAGTTCTGGTGCAGCGGTTGAGCCGTCCACAATAAGTGGGGATATTCTCGTCGGTGCGATGCAGTCTGACTTCCCACTCTATAGCGTAGAGTTGAATGGAATCAATATAGTAAATGTGACTCCGATGTTTTCTGTGATTCCAACGAGTTGGATCTTATTAAATAAAATCAACGAATTAAGTACAAGAAGAATAACACATAAGCTTCTGTACTACAACGCAGATGGCACTACCGGAACGTTTACGCTGTCAGATAGTGTAAAAAATTATGATTATATAGAAATCTTCTATAACTCAGACGTGGCCGGACATAAGGCACCGCAAAAGAGCATTAAGCTTCCAACAAGCCAGACAGTACTATCCGGGGCAATGCTGTTCGACATGACGTCATTCCGCTTGTCTGCGGATGATAGCACAAAAATGCAGTTGATGAGTACGGTGCTGAACGTATCCGGAAAAACCTGCAAGCCAGAAACATCCCGGCAGATTAACTTCGGTAGCACGGCTGCGGGTGTAGCATGGAGTACGTCTAGTACACCACACCACAGGGTATACAGGGTAGTTGGGTATAACTACGGGAACTAAGAGGAGGGCAAAAAAATGAAGATAGTATGTAACGATGCTTCGGAGATGATCATTCAGTCGGCGGATATCCAAGCAGATGGTTCGCTTCTGATAAAAACAATATCTACAACAGCAAGCGAACTGAAAAAGAAGTTCCGGGATCCTCTTGTTACAAGAAAAATAGTCGTGAAAGAACGTGAATCCGTGTTAGCGACTTACGATGGCTACGAAAATCTTTACAGCATCACCGAATACACAGGCGGCATTCTAGGTGTGGCCATGCGCAAGAAAGAATCCATTCCGGAAGTCCAAAAGGAAATACAGAGCGCTATGGTCGCCGTTGCGCAGATACAGGCACAGAACCTTACAGATTCGCAGGCGCTTGGTGTGCAGGCAATCTACCCGGAATGGTCGGGAGACAGCGTGGCTTACAGCAAGGATTATAAAGCGCAGAAAGACGGTGTGCTGTACAAATGTGTGCAGGCTCACACAAGCCAGTCTGACTGGGCGCCGGGAGTAGCTCCGAGTCTCTGGGCGGCAATCGCATCCGACAGTAATACAGGGACCAAAGACAACCCGATTCCGGTTCCCGACACAGTAGCCACGGCCGGTATGGAGTATACCAGAGGAAAATATTATTCCTATGTCGGAAAGACATATCTGATGAACCGGCAGGGCATGGCAGATGGAGACAGCATTATCTTGTACTTCGCACCAGATGCTCTGGTCGGACAGTATTTCGAGGAGGTATAGATATGCGCACATTACAATTTAGTGTATCCGGCCAGAAATTAAGTAAGGACGGAGATCACTCCGGACTCATAGCCGGAACACGGGGATATCTACAGACAGCATACAACTTCGACAGTGAATGGGACGGTTGCAGGAAAGCGGCCGTCTTCTGCCGATACGAAAAAGAATA